ACAACAACATAGGCTTTTTGAAGCTGCCGCCCATGATCCAAAAGTTGCAAAAAGAGTTGGCATACCACAGGGAACTGCTCAAAAGATGGCATCAGAAGGTGTAAAAAAAGATCCTAAAAAAATGGCAAAGGCTTTGATGACAAAATGATAGGCTCACCAGAAAACAATTTCAATACAATGCAACCTACACAATCACAACCTAGAAACGTGATGTTAGGTAACGCACTACAAAACTACGGTCAAGGCAATCCAACACAACAATACGCACAACAATCTAATCAAAACTATGCTATGCCAGGCGGTCAAGGACAACAACCATACGGATTTAACGCTTACGCACAAGGCATGAACAGATCTACAGGTATGCAACCACAAATGCCTAACCCACCAATAGCACAGGCTCAACAATACTAAAATGGCAAGCATCAGGGATACACTTACTAAGTTATTGGCTAGTGATAAACCTGAGCCAGGAACACCGTTAGCAAGAGCTGTAGGCCAATATCCTTTCCAACAAGGTGAAGCACCATTAGAAGCACCTATGTTATCACCTGATGATCTTATAGGTACAGGAATAGGTAAGGCAGCATTAGTAGGTGGAGCTAAGTTAGCACCATTGCTTATGGGTATAGTTAAAAACCCATCATTAGAAAAAGCAGCTATTGAGCATTTTGGTATTACACACAGTCCTAAAGAAACAGGTTATATTTTAGATAATGGCACAAGATTAGATTTAAGCGGTAGGCATTATGCTGGTGGCTATAGAAAAGTAGGAGATAGATACATTCCAGAAGCAGGACAACCAGATTATTTGCGTGGAGAACGAGCAGTAGATCATAGAGAGTTAGGTGATTTAGATCAAGTTGGTGGTAGTTGGAGTGGATTATCTAATTTTATAGATCAAACTGGAGCAGTTAGATATCAACCAGAATTTGGCATATCATTAATACCTACAAATAAACCTAGCCCAAAACAAATAGAAACTGTTGTAGAAGATTTTAGAGCTAAAAAAAGTCCATTAATTATAGATATTGACCATGCAAAAGAAGGATATAATTTAGCATCTAAAGAATTTGCTAAACCAAATACACAAGAAGTATTGGATTGGTTAGAAAAGCAATACGGTAAATTTACAAATAAATAACGAGGAATCAGGCTACCCTGATTATAAGTGAAAATGAATGAAAACAAAGATTTAGAGGTTGAGTCAACCGTAAACAAGGGTGGCGCACCTAAAGGTAATAATAACGCTGCTAAAGCCAAAATATGGACAGACGCAGTAAAGAGAGCCATTAATAGAAATGAGAACTTAAACCTATTAGCTCAAGCCTTAATAGACAAAGCATTGACTGGCGATATATCAGCAATCAAAGAGATTGGTGATAGATTAGAAGGTAAGGCCACACAACAAATAGACCAGAACACAGAACATAGTGGTGAAGTCACTTACACATGGAAGAAATAGTAATACCCTATACTCCCAGAGAAGCCTTTAACCCATTACACGATACAAACAAAAGATGGGCTGTAGTAGTGGCTCACCGTAGAGCAGGCAAGACCGTAGCTTGTGTTAATCATCTTATAAGAGAAGCACTCATTACACAGCGTACAGACTTTAGAGGAGCTTACTTAGCACCTTTCTACCGTCAAGCCAAATCAGTTAGCTGGGATTACTTTAAATACTTTAGTAGGTCTATACAAGGCACTACTATAAACGAATCTGAAATGCGTATAGATTTTGCGAATGGCGCAAGAATACAATTATTTGGTGCAGACAATGCAGATAGTTTGCGTGGACTATTCTTTGATCTGTTAGTTGCTGATGAGTATGGTGACTGGAAACCGTCAGTTTGGAATTACGTTATACGCCCAGCGTTAGCCGATAGACAAGGTAAAGCTATTATTATTGGCACACCTAAAGGTCGCAACCAATTCTGGGAAGTGTATAACAGGGCTACCACAAGTAGCGAATGGTTGGCACTCAAGATCACTGCATCAGAAAGTAATATACTTCTGCCTAGCGAATATGACTCCCTAAAAAGAGAAATGACCGAAGATGCTTGGCGACAAGAGATGGAATGTGATTTTGACGCTGCTATACCTGGTGCTATATGGGGTAGAGAGTTATACATGGCAGAGCAAGAAGGCCGTATCACAGAAGTTAAGTATGACAAAGAAATGCCTGTACACACCGTATGGGATCTAGGTTATAGTGATGATACTGCTATATGGTTTTATCAGGTCATTCATGGGGAAGTCCATGTCATTGACTATTACGCTTCAAGTGGTAAGGAAATAGCTCACTATGCTGCGCAAGTGCTTACCAAACCTTATAACTTTGGCAGACATTATCTACCGCATGACGCTAAAGCTAAAACTCTAGCATCCGGTGGTAAATCTATTGTAGAGCAATTAGCATCACACTTTGAATGGAAGAACATGGCCATTACTGTCAATCTATCTATTATGGATGGTATACAGGCAGCAAGGTTAATGTTTCCTAGAGTATGGATAGACAAAGAGAATTGCTTAGACGGATTAGAAGCTCTAAAGCAATATCAACGTGAATGGGATGAGGATCGCAAGATATTCAAAGATAAACCTAAACACGATTGGACATCTCATGCTGCTGACGCATTTAGATACTTAGCTGTATGTTGGCAAGAAGAAGCTAAGGTAGAGAAAAAAGAAGAGCCTAGAGGTATTCATGTAGGACAAACGAAAGTAACACTCAACGAATTATGGGAAACAGTCCCAAAACAAAGCGGAAGGATATAAAATGGCAGGAACAAATCAAAACGTAGGTGGTTATAAACAATTTACAGCAACAGGTAACGTATGTCCATTTGGCACTAGCTTACTAGGTATATTTGTATCAGCATCAACAGTAGGCACAATTACTATTTATGATAGTGCAAGCAATACTACAACAGCCAAAGTGATTGACACAGTAACTGTAACAGCAGGCACTTGGTATCCAATGCCAGTATCTACAACATCAGGTATTTATATTGTTGTTGGCGGAACAAGTCTTAGTGCTACTGCGGTATTTGCATAATGACCAGAGTTGAAACCTACTTAAACATTGTCACGCAATATGACAAAGAGTTCGCCAAATGGATGAACAGATCTGACAAGATATTGCGTAGATACAGAGACGAGAGAACTGTAAACTCTCTACAAACTCGTTACAATATGCTATGGGCTAACGTGCAGACATTAAAAGCTGCTACATTTTCTCGTATGCCTAAAGCAGATGTATCTCGTAGATTTAAAGACAATGATCCAGTAGGTCGTGTAGCATCCACAATCCTTGAAAGAGCTATGGATTTTGAGATTGAACACTACACAGATTTCAGACACGCTATGGAAAGTACAGTATATGATCGCTTTCTTGGTGGTCGTGGCACAGCATGGTTACGTTATGAACCTAAGATTGAGTCACAAGATTATGAAACATCCGAGCAAGATGAAACATCAGATGAAGCAGCAGAATACCTAGATACAGAATCATCACCTGTAGACTATGTGCATTGGAAAGACTTTGGACATGAAGTCGCTAGAACATGGGATGAAGTAAACAAGGTATGGCGTAAAGTATATTTAACACGCAAAGCACTTATTGACCGTTTTGGTGAAGAATTAGGTAACAAAATTCCACTAGACGCATCACCAGATGACCAAAAATATAAAGATTCAGATGGTATTGGCAAAAAAGGCCTTATTATTGAATTATGGGATCGTGAAACAGAAAAAGTATTATGGATTTCTAAATCACTAAACCAAATCCTAGATGAAAGAGATGATCCATTAGAGCTAGAGGAATTTTTCCCATGCCCTAAACCACTTTATTCAACTATCACTAACGAAACATTAGTCCCAATTCCTGATTTCACATTATATCAAGACCAAGCTAATGCTTTAGATACCCTTTCTGCACGCATTTCTGGGCTCATAGACGCATTAAAAGTTCGTGGTGTATATGATTCATCAGAACCAACATTACAACGCCTATTCACAGAGGGTGAAAACAATACACTTATCCCTGTTAAAAATTGGCAAGCATTTGCTGAAAAACAAGGTTTAAAGGGTGCAATTGATATTGTAGACATTACACCTATAGCAGCAGCGTTAAAATACGCTTATGACGCTATGGCACAGTTAAAAGCAGAGATATACGACATTACAGGTATATCAGACATCATTCGTGGCCAATCTAATATCATAGAAACTGCAACTGCTTCTAGTATCAAGAGCCAATTTGCATCATTAAGACTTAAAGACTACCAAGATGACGTGGCTTGCTTTGCTTCAGACATTCTCAAAATTAAAGCACAGATTATTTGTGGTCAATTCCAACCTGAAACGCTAATTAAGATTGGTGGCGTAGCTCAGTTATCACCGGAAGATCAACAATTAGTTCCACAAGCTATTGCTATGCTTAAAGATAATCCTATGCGTACATTCCGTGTAGAAGTAGCTAGTGATTCTATGCTATACCAAGATGAACAAAGAGAAAAACAAGATAGAGTAGAGTTCTTAGGTGCAGTAGGTCAATTCTTAGAGAAAGCTACACAAGCATCACAAGCTATGCCACCAGAAGCCACTCCATTACTCATGGACTTACTCAAATTTGGCGTAACAG